CGAGCACATCCAACCCCTTTACAAACGAGTCTGCCCATTCTTTTCTGCTGGATGTGTCGGCCTCAACATGACCTATAAGCTCTGACGACAGCTCTGTCAAGGTGCCATCGTCGAGATATTCTGCGAGGTTCGCATCGAACGGCGCACCCATCGTTTCTTCCAGACCAGATTCAGGCACCAGAGTAACCTCAACACTGCCGTCATCCAGAGTCACCATGTCAGGGTTGACGATGCCGATCTCCATCTCGGAGGTCTCTTCTTCGACCTCCATGCCTTCTGGAGTTGTGTATAAACTTCTTTCTATAGCCATGTTATCGGCCTCTTATAAAATCTATGATTTTGTCTATGGTTGATGGTTCTTCAGGGGGAAGAGACCGAATAGGCATTCTGACGCCGTATTCCTCTGCTACTTCAGGAGTTATAAACTCTGTAAGTTCTTCAATAAAATCGTCATATCTTGGCAGATTTAATGATCGAGCAAACGGCGCTTCTGGATTATTGGCAGCATCGATAAAGTCATGTTGTCTTCTTGGCGGCATCACCGGTGTTTCGCCTCTTTCCTCTAAAAACCTACGAACAACCGGGCTGTCAAAACCTTTATGTTGTAGCTCATGTGCTATTGTCCTTGGAAGCGAATCTATTTCCCCTGTACTAGATTTGAATCCCTCTGGGGACATATATTCTCGTTCCATAGGACGTGAGGAGCGGCCTAAATTACCATGAAATACAGTTACATCTTTGCCTCTTCTTGGAGGGTTAGACGGGTCTACAAACTCTAAGATAGAAGTTGTATCCACCAAATACGGTTTTGTACTATCTGGAGGTATGTACTCTCCAGCTACCGTAGGTAACCCCCCTTCGGGGGTAAAAAAGGCTTTTATACCGGCACGGTCACCATCACCGTAGTAACCTAACGCACTAAGTAGCCCATACTTACCACCAAACCTAAGTTCTTCAGGTAGTTGACGCTGGACTTCCGCCATCATCTCTTGGTCGGCAAGTTCGTCAGAAGCTTTTCGAGCGGCTTCCAAACCCATAGGGTACAACCTACGCATCCGCTCTTCGTAAGTTTCTTCAGCCATCAGTAGTACCCGCCTCTACGTTGCTTGAAGTACTGCACCTCGTCTGGCTCATCTGTGGGTAGTCTGATAAACCCACCCTGCCTGAACCGCATAAGTGCCATTACGGTAGAATCCACCAAGTCGTCGTTTGACATGAAGGGAAACCCAGCGATCTCCTCCACGACCTCCTCCGCCCAACGTGTTTGAGGAACCCAAACTAATCCCGACTTTATTATGTCCGCCACAGAGTTAAGACGAGCCATCTTATCACCCGAACCCCGATGCGGTGTATATTCTTGCACAACCAAGCCCATTCTGCGAAGTTCTTGATATAGTGGCGTCCCACTGCCTTTTTTCTCCACAATAAACGAGTCCGGCTCCCACTCCAGATACTGCTCGTGGGCCATCTCCTTCAACTCCGGAAACTCCATCCGCGCCTTGATACTGTTGAGCAGTATTATCTCGTAGCGGTCTTCCTCATCGTTGAAAAATACCCCCCATGTGGTCAGCGCTGTGTAGTCGGCACGATTGTGCTTTTCCGCTGCGGCGTCCAAAGACATGATCATGTACTCACAAGCCGGTGGGTGCTCCTCCTCCCACTCTTTCCACCACTCTCGTTTGACCAGTGCAGCCTCTTCAGCGGTGGGAGTTTGTTGATACTGAGCATTCCACTGGAACAACGGCATGGAAGCCTTAGTGCGGTGCAGAGCGTCAAGGTTAAAAAACTCAGGCCAGAGGGGTTTTTCGATGAGCTTGGGCACGGAGGCGTTGGGGTTGTTTTTACCCCCCTTCTCTTCAACCTCCAATATAGCCGGGAACTCCACCACCTCGTACTTATCCGCCAGTTCGTTCTGCGCCATGTCCCGCGTCACGCGGCCTGTAAGGTCATCCAGATGCCATCTGGTCTGTATGATAGCGACCCGCCCTCCGGGCATCAGACGTGTACGGGCACCGAACGTGAACCACTCGTAAGCCTTATCAAACACATCGAGGTTGCCGTTGATGATGTCCTGTTCGTTGTGCGGATCATCTACGAGGAGTAAGTGAGCACCACGTCCTGCAAGGGCCGAACCGACACCGCAGGCGAAGTACTCTCCACCTTTGCTCGTGTTCCAACGCCCTGCTGACTTACTGTCTATGGCAAGTTGTGTATCAGGGAAGATTTCCTTGTACTGGTCTGTAGAGATCAGGTTCCGCACCTTCCGGCCAAAGTCCACGGCGAGATCGGTAGTGTGAGATACCATCAGCACCTTCTTATCGGGGTTTTTGCCCAAGAACCATGCGGGGAAATAGATAGAAACAAGCTGAGACTTACCGTGTCTGGGCGGCATATTCACGCATATACGGTCTTTTCCCGTATTCTCCAGCGGCTTGCCGTCGTAGTTGTACTCCCTGCCCTGCTCAATCTCCATCAGCAGGTCGCCCAGTATGCGGTGGTGCTTGCCCACCTTGTAATCCGGCTGCATAGCACAGCAGAAAGCAATCAGATCATCGCGTGCAGCCTCGATCTTCCGCTTTTTCTCGTACTCATCCAGTGTTTTGAGCAGTTCTTCCTGCTCTTCCGGTGTGTAGGAGTCAATATTGGCTAGGAGAAGCTCGATGTCCTCCGCAGAGAACTCGAAATCGTCCTCCAGAACCGCTTCTTCAGCTAGATTTTGCCTCATAGACCCCTTCGGCGTTCTGTTTAAGCTCCAATAGGCGCTCTTTCAGCTTATTTTTGATGTCAGCAGCGTTCTGGTGGGTGATTGTCACCTCTTTCTTCTCGGCAAACAGCCCGATTTCGTTAATTTTGCCCAAAAACTGTAGGGCTTGGAGCCGAATCCGTGCGTCTGAGTTCTCTGTCTCCAGAAGAAGTTTGTTAATCACCGTATTCTTGATGTCGTCAGGGGTGGCATTCAGCGATCCCCCGTACTCTTCCAATATGTTGTACGCCTCAAGCAGAGATACGGTAGTAGAAGAGGCTCGTTTGCCCTTCTTGTTTTCCGCTGGCTTATCCTCGTCCGGCTCTGGGGTGAAAGGCAGTAGGTGCACCTCCACATCGTGCTTTTCCATCAGCGCCATATTGCGGCAAGCCGCCTCTGCTATCTCACGCAGCTCCGGATAGTTGAAATTGCTGGGTAGCTCAATAGGAATTTCTGTGGGTTCCATGCCGTAGGTACCATCAAGGGGGGTATTTTGTATTTTAGGGGGGTGGGGTGTAGTTATGCAAGGTTTAATAAAAGAGGGGGTGGGGGTATTCGGGGGGAAATTGGGATTTGTTCGGGCGGAATAATATTACATATACACGTAGGTACCATCACGCACACAAGTGGGGGTACCCACCCGGTGGGGGGTAGGCAAACCCCATCCTATATAAGCAGACCATACCCTTTATAGGTATAAAACACTACAATATACTCAACCAAAGTCGAAATACCTTGACAATACGCAATCGTTTTAGTAAAGTAACAACCATCGACAGGGAGAACAGAGTCGAACTTAACCTCAACACAGGAGAGGATGATGAAAAGGATAATCAGAGAAAACACCTTGAGCACGAAGCAGCATTACGAGTTCGAGGGTACGGATGAGCAGAAGACGGACGAAGCTTGGGAAGTCACCTGCGACTATCTGGATAACCGATCCAAGCGAAAGCTGGAGAAGTTCCGACAGGAAGCGAAGTCGGAGGGAGAAAGGAAGGGAATGATTATCGGAGCAATGTTCTCTTTGGGTATCAGCGGATACTTTCCACTCCAAGCGATGACCGAGTTCTTTGAAGGTAAGCGCGAGTTTTCATAAACCAACCGGGGCCACGGATGGCCCCACCAACCGAGGGCATGACAATGCACACAAGAAGATCAGTAAGAAGTAAGAAACGTCAGATGCAGTACAAGGTCGAACTAATCTGTGCCTATGTAGGATTCTGGACTCTGATGACAATAGCAGCTACCTGTCTGGTAGCAATGGGTTGGGCGATGACTTGGATAATATTCGCACTATAAATTCACCGGGCCACGGATGGCCCACACTAGGAGCAAGACAATGAACGAAGCACAAGCACGACAGTTGATGGATGGATTGTTTACAACAAAGGACGACATGTCTTTCGCACAAGCAATCGAAGTAATAGTTGAAGCGATGGGCAGGGCCAAACCACATTGGGATCATATCACGGCACTAGATAAGATCATGGAGAGATGCAACGTCCGATGGTGCGAGGAACAAGAGAAGTACGTAACCAGCGAGTAAAAACCCACGGGGGCCACGGAAGGCCCCCACCTGATACCAGTTCTCGAACTGCGTGCTGCCCCACCTCCACATCGCGCAAAAAATCCTACTGCGCGGCGCGGCGCGGCGTGCCTTTTTCGGCAAAAAAGTCTATGCCATGGCATATAATTTATAGAAAAGACTGAAAAATACTTTATAAAAATCAAATAGATAGCAGAGAGCTTGACTTTGGCAACAAGTTTCTGTAGCTTAGTAATCGTTCCCACGACGGGGACGCTTTGTTTAATTTTTTATTTGGAGTCTAAAATGACTGTAGAAAATATCGCTGTAATTGACACCCTTGTTATCACTGCTGCCACTGGCAAGCTGATTACTACTGCTACCCGTAGCGAGTACAGCACTAAGAAATCGCGCAAGACGGCGTATGACGCTGCCTATGCCGAAGGTGTGCGGGCTGACATGGTTGTAAAGGGCAACCCGGTACGTGATCAGGTAAAGGACTTTATGTTCGATGGATTACCCGCCGCCGAACGCAAGCTGATCAATTCCTCCAAAGCGGATTACACGCCGCAAGAATGGGATGTGCAAAAGCACCTCAAGTCACAAGCCACGAAGGAATTGGGTAGTCTGGTGAATAAGTTTAAGCTGGCAATGGAGCGCCGCGAGAAACTAGAGAAGCCTGAGCCCGCAAAGGCTGAGGAAGCTACCGAGGAAGTCACCGAGGAAGTCACCGAGACAGTGACGCCGAACGTGGCAATGGCGGAAGCTGTAGACAAATTCCTGAAAAACATCACGGAGCAAGACGGGTACTTTAACCTTGTCTTGATCAGCAAGACAGGAACCGAGTTCTACAAGGAATTGCTTAAACTTCCTAAGTAGTTCCTCAACCAAAGAAGGGGAGGCCGAAAGGTCTCCCTTTTTTTGTACCCAAAGAAACCAGTTCCCACGCTGCGTGCTGCCCCGCCTCCCCGATGCGAAACCAGTTCCCGCCCTGCGTGCCGCCGTAGTGAAATGTTATGCCATGGCATAAACTTTTTTCCCGAAAACCCCTTGTAACTTTTGTGACATTTGTGAGGTTTTACTGGAGTCGAAAAAAGAACAAAAGCGTTTTGCATTTTTACCCAGTGCTTTTCTATTTGGGGGATATTGGTTTGTATAAAACTTATATGTAAAAGACTGAGTAAAAATATAATGTAACTTTTGTAACTTTTTTAAGAGAGAGGTAAAGGGTTCTGCACTTATGCTTTACAAGTATATATAACAAGTTCAACAAGCTTTCTCCCCCAAAAGTGCGAAACCCTTTTTTAAAAACCTCACAAATGTCACAAAAGTTACACGCT